AAACTATCGTTTGTGGTTTCGTCATACTGCAAAGTTATGTCAGAGTTAGTACCAAGTGTAATCTTTTGGTTATCAATGATAGATATACCTGCTGCAAAAGGTATTGTGGCTGTAGCTGTTTGTGTACCATCTTTTAGCAAAGCAGTAGACAAACCTGTGGCTATACCATCCATTTCGGCATCCATACGACTAGCTTGGATTCTTATGCCGTTATCTCGGTCATCTGTAAAATCATGCACCCTTGAAAAAGTGCCACTACTAAAAGGCATCTATACTGGCCCTCCTGGTATAAATTGAAAGTTACTTGATAAAATACTTATCTTTTGTGTTGCAGATGCTACCTTTATTCTCAAAGAAGCTGATCTACCTAATCTACCTACGACTTTTCGTTTTTGTATTATTCCTGCTCCAACTGTGTCAGCCCAAAAATCTATGTCAAACTCGGCTGTATCCCACGTTGCTAAATCACTCTCAAAAACACTTGTCGATAAATTTAATCCTGTCGGTGCTTGTTGATCTACAGATACACCAAAGTCAAAGTTAATATCTCCTAATGCTTCAAGCATAGGTGAAATACTTGTAAACCTCTTTAATGATGCTCGGTCACCAAAATAATTATAGGCAAAACTTATATCAGCCGTAATCGCTGTTGTAAGATCAGCATTGCCACCAACCTTGTAAACCCTGCCATCTGTTGTGCCAAAGTAAGTATCACCATTAAAATTAGCCCATACATGAGCAGGTATATTTTGAAATATAGACCAAGCCCTAGTAATAGGATTAAATATATGTTGGTTAAAAGTATCTGTTGAATCACCTGTAGGATAATTAAAATATACTTTTGATCCATCAGCAGAAACGTGTATTTGCCAACCTGTGCTTGTACCAGTTTCAGCCACCTGGCTTATAACTGTACCTCTAATCTTCTCACTTATGGCTGTGGCTCTGTTACCCACTAAATCCTGTCTAAAAACCTGTGATAATGGCAAATAACCTTCTCTTGTGGCAACGATCAAATCACCACCTAATTTAGCCATAGCCCTTACTTCATTTACTGGTTCTGCTATTCTAAATGTACCAACTAAGGCAAAGCTAGATGCACTCGGATCAGTACCAGTATAAACCAACACCTCACCAGAACTCATCATTAATGTTAGTAGATCATCCTGACCTTCACCACCATCGACTGTCAGAACACCTATCTGTATTAAATTACCACCGAATGTACCGACTAAACCTACAGGAAACTTAGTAAAATTACCTTGAAACGTATCAACTGTAGCTGAATAGTAAAAGTTTTGATCTACTCCTGTAAAATAATAAAGTCGGTTTTTATATGTGGTTACACCCTTTAGTGTCGATGCACTAGCACTATCAGATAAAGTTATACTAAGGTTTGATGCTGTACTGCCATTCCAACTAAAAGGTGTATCTGCTCCATTTACAAAAATGGTAAAGCCGTTAAATTCTGTTGTCTGAAATCTACCATTAGATAGACCTGTCTTTTTACTTACAGCACTACCACTATCAATCTGATACAATGTGCCATTTGATCCTACAGCCAATAACTGTCTGTTAGCCCCTGCATTATGTTCAACTAATGTCTCAACATTACCTGTACCAACACCTGTGCAAAAACTAGAAAAACCATCTCTTGTTGTTATCTTTTCCACAGTCGGAAAAAAGTTACTCATAACAAGTGCATCAGTCGGTGGCATAGCATCTAAACTATCTCTTGAGTTTAGACCACCAACAGGTGCAGGTATAGATGCAGATTTTACTCTATATCTGTTTGCCGTTTGTATCGGTTGTAGCATTTAAATAGTACCATAGCCACTATCAGGCAGGTTATAGCTATAGGGGCTTACCCTTAATCGTCTTGCATCATCCAGGCTAATAACAGGTGAACCACCAGAACGTGACACAGCCTGTCTAAGTTCTAACTGATATTGTCTAAAATCTTCTGCATAGTCCAAGCCATGCATCTGTTTAAATCGCCAGGTAACACCCATTTCAATGAGTAGTTCATCTAATATGCCTGTATCAGTATCGACAGTAAAAGTTGCCTGTGATGTACCATCTGTTTTCTGATTCCAATGAGAACTAACATACTCAAAGCCTACAGTTTCAGTTGCCGTAGGTGTTGGTGTAATGTCAAACTTCAAAGCATTAGAACTAGATTTCAGCCTAAATCTTTGTGTAATACCTGCACTTGCTGTTCCATGCCTATCAAGTTGATATTGCTGTGGTGTTAATGGCCCTGTGAACTTATCAAGATCAGTTCTGTTAAATGCAGTATCACCAACAAATCTGTCAAAGTCAGTTGGCAAAGCATATGATTGTGTACCAGATGCAGTCGAAAACGTATGCTCTTTTAGTAATATTGGCCAAGCCGTAGCCCTCATAAGCTGCTTACCTTCACGTTGGGCTAAAGCTAATAACTGCCTTGCTGTAGGTGAGGTGTTGCCGATTATGGTCGTTTCTCTTTCAAACCCTGTGAAATCAGCTACGTTCTGACATATCGTTAGTAGGCTCATCTGGTATTCCTAGATTAAGTGGTTTATGTATTTTCTTTGCTTTTGGCTTTGCGTTTATGGTTAGTTCTGCAATACGTTGTAACTCAACATATGGCTCACCAATAGTACGCAGTTTTTCTATATCGGCTTTGGCTAAATCTTCTACAGACTCAATACCAATCAATTCTAATTCTATTCGTCTAGGCTCTGACATGGCAGGTAATTCTTTTAGTGCTGTACCAACCTGTTTCTTTATGCCTTTGCTTTTCTTGTAGGCTTCCCATTCGTCTGGGAAACGTGATATATCTTGTGGTCTTACAGGTGCTTCAAAAACATCTTTCATACCTTTTATTGTGATCCTAACAAAATCACGCATCTTACCATTGAACTCACGTTCATAAAATTGTGGCTCTACTGACATTTATAATCCCTCCAGATTAGTAAAAAAGGGCAAGTTTCCCTGCCCTTAATAGTTTTTATAATGGGAACATACAGATAATTTCTTTATCAGAAATATCACCTGCAATCGCACATACATTGTCTGTAACATCGGCTGAAACATCTAATGTACCATCGGCACTTCCTGTTGGTGTTAATGGATCACCATCTGCACCTGCTGTTAGTGCGATAGTCAATGTAGCTGCTCCAGTTACTTGAAACCAACCATATTGACCATCTGTCATTACAGCCTGGATAACACCTGCACCTACCTCAACTGAATCACTAAGATCAGAAGTCACCTTGAAGGTTTTGTAGCCGTCATTTGTATAATAATACGCAACTTCACCTGCAACGGCTGCTGTTCCTACACTACCTGTATCATACTGTAGATATTTATATAATTTAGTACCATTGGTACTGTCGATAACTGCACCTAATTGACCCAAAGCAAACTCTGGAGTATCAGCTACAGCCGTAGGGGTAATCCCCATAATTGCTGCTATTGTCATAACAACTATCCTTTCTATTAAGTTAAAGTTATACGTGAATAACACCCTGTAAGGCTCTGTTACTAACTGTTAATGCTCCACTAAAAAACATCGGAGTGACCATTGCATCTTGGTTTATGGACATCTTAGCTTCACCAGGAACAAAGTTTCTGTTAGCTGCGACTTCCAATCTCAAATAGTCAGTATTGAGAAAATACATTTTATTTGTTGGACACGCATCATCAAAGATAACATCGCTGTTTAGATACTGAACACTTGTAAAACCAGATGTTGCAACTGTGTCAGATGTAACTCGCTGAATTGCCTGTAATGAGCCTAAGAAGGCTTTATAAGCATTTGCATCAGCCATAATTAAATCTGGGCTATCTGCTCCACGAACTAAACTTAAATAGATGTTGTTCATGTCATCCTGTACGTTTGCTGTACTAAAAGCAGAACTTGTTGCAGTTGTCTGTGCATTTTGGAAAAAGGTGAATGTAGAACTGTTAATTCCACCAACTGTACCTGTTCCTGCATCAGCCACTAACAACTGAAGTCCACCGATTTCTTTACCACTTGACCCAGTACCATCTGAATAAAGTGATGTTGAAAGTGTGTTCATCATTGTTTTTTCTAGCACACCAATTCTTGACTCAAGCAAGTTAATGACGGCTTCTGTGCCAGAATTTTGTATCTGTTCAAGCCCAGAAATCGTCACATTTCCAGCTAATTGTTTGTAGTCGAATGTAGCACTTGTCAAAACGTCAGATGGGCTAACGTCTAAAGTTTCGTAACCACTATAGAACCCAACTGTGCCGTTTGAAGCATACTCAAGTTCTCTGACAATTTGTCTACCAGTAACAGTCGAAATGTTACCATTTTCTCTTAATCTTCGTAGCAAAGCATTATGATTTGTTACGTTATCAGCCAAAGTCTTAGAACGATTTCTAAGAGTAGTGGTGATTATCTCCGATAAATTTGGACTCGCCATAATCTATCCCCTTTCATTATTTTCTAATTGTTGAATTGATTTCATAATTGTATCTCTTACAGACAAACCAGTTGGAAGTGCCTTTTCAGCAGGTGTAGCATTGCCCCTGACAGTTGATCGTTGTGCTTTTTTTGCCTTTTTCACAGCTTCGGTTTTCACCTCTTTCTGTGTCTTACTAGCTGCATAGTTATCCATCAAACCCTGACGTAATTTAGGGTCTGCATAGACAGCCATTTCATAAGCTGTTGGTAAGTCTGGTGCTTGATTGCCTTGTATAAGAACACCCATTCTATCCCTGACTTCTGAAAAGTGTGGATGTTTTAGGTTGCCGTTGGCATCTTTTTCACCTGCAAATTGGTCGATCATTGACTGTGTATTCTGCTGAACACTTTGCATTTGTGTCTGTTGTTGATTTTGTAGAAAACCTTGTAACTGGGCTACCTGCTGTTGCAATGCTTTCACTTGTGGGTCTGCGTAATCATCTTCGGCTGTGTCGATACCGACTTCCGACATATCTACCCCATAATTCTTGGCTAACCATTGGATCGCCTGTTTAGGGTCTTTACGCAAATAATCGTGGGCTGCAAATAATTGTCTTACAGCACCAATCTGATCCATCCCTGCACGTTCAAAATCACCCATATATGGACTGATTATTTGGTCTAGGGATTCTTGTCTCTTTCGGTACTTAGCTAATGACTGTGTTTTCTTTGTATAATCACCCTCTAAGTCCTTGTATCTTTTCATAAATAAATGCTGTCCTGTAGCATCCATTTCATTAAACTGCTCTTTGAAATCATTAGGCCAATGTGTTGGTGGTGTAATAGCTTCTAATGGTTTCTTTTCTTCTTCTGCTGTTTCCTCAACCTCTGTTTCAGCAACTTCTTCTGTTTCTTCTTCCTGTTGCTCTGGCTCTGGTGGCTGTGGTAGTGTGTCAGCTTCTTCTGTTTCTGGTATTTCCTGACCTGCCAACACCCTGCTTATAGTTTCTCGAACTGTCTCGGATGCTGACTCATTAGTAGACTCTGGACTTGTTGGTGCAGAATCTTGAGTGCTTTCTTCTAGCTGTTCTAAATTATCTGTCATTTAAAAATATGATTTTGTTCATTCCCTACTTCAATTAAGTTATGTTTACGCAAAAATTCTTTGTGCTGTGAACGTGAAGTAATCCAACCAAAATCTTTCATATTTTTATATGGTTCAATATCCCTCATAATATTCACAGAATGAGATTTAATTGCTTCTGATTTTTCAACAAGTTTGCCATTAACATGAATAAAAGTTTGTCTGCTCATCTCATTAACATCCTTGCTGCTTCCTGTCGCATTTCTGCGTTCATCTTTCTTTGTGGTTTTCTAAGTCTAAAACTGTTGATTGACTCAACAAATTCCTGCCCGAATACCTTAGAAAGAATACCTAATAATGGACTATCGGCTGCTTCTCTAACTATTTCCTGTTCTTGTCGTGATAAATTACGAAAGTTTTTAGCAGCCATTTTCATATCTATTTCCATTAGCTAAAATCTCCTGGATTACCAAACAGCCCTAAATTGGCTGCACGTTGTTGTGGTTGTGTTAGGTTTCTAGTTCTAAGAAGATTGACCAATGTATTAGCTGCATATCCATACGGCTGATAAAGGTTGCCTTGACCAGAATATAAGTAATAAGGGTTTTGTAAGTAATTTACAGCCAAATCATCTAATATTGGTGGATCAGTTGGGTCATCCTGCACAGGATCACTTGGATTTCTTCTTATTATTTCTTGGTTATCATTTTCACCACCACCTATTTCAGTTGTGCCACCATAAATTCCAATTGATGGTGATGTTGCATCAAATCCACCATAACCAGGTACAGAACCATCAGGGCCACCCATACCAATACCAAAACCAGTTGTGCCTGTTATATTTCCATCTGGGCCGTAAGTTGGTGCAAATCCTTTTGCAAGGTTGTTCATAGTAGTTTGTGCTGTATTTTTAGTGGCTTGATTTATAAGACCAAAAATAGGGTTAATTTTAGCAAAATTAGGAAAAAGACCTCTTTTAGCCTGATCTTCTACAGCATCATCTGCATCTAAATCTGTGCTAAAATCACTTACATCCCTGCCATCTGGGCCTTTACCACCAAATCCAGTAATGTCATCTGGTTGGGCTTGATTTGCAACATTTCCAATACTTGCTATTGCTGAATAGGATAAACCTGCATCTGGATCAGTTGTTATATTATCATCAGTTACACTACTATATAACCCATAATCATCAACCATACCTAAACTCATATTGCCAGTATTAGGGGCAGAAAAGTTTGTCCCTGAAACCATGCTAAAGTTATCCATGTTGCTAAAATTATCTTCGCTTGTATTAGTGCTAGTCGTAGAACTTGACGTACTTGTGCTTACACCCTCGTCACCTGCACCAGATGGATCATCGCCTACTGTACTCGTGTCACCTGATACGGCTGATTGATCTGCAACACTATCATCAATACCCATGTTGCCTTCATCGCCCCCACCAGAGCCACCTCCACCACCACACATATCTTTACCCTTTCATCATAAGTTTGTAAGTGCCACCGACATTCTCAAAATCAAACCTCTTTAGAAGTTTGTCTGTTCTGTCCAATAACACTTGAGTTGAAACACCAATACAGACTTCAGCAACATTCCATTTTTTGCCAAAACCTATAAACATTTTTAATAATCTAATTGATGCCATAGTTCCTCTGTTCTCCTGGTCAACAAACCAAACAAAGTCACTTAATATTTTATCATGTCCAAAAAAGTATTCGCTGACATGACCTGCAACCATACCTTTTAAAACACCATTTTTTTCGGCTACAAAACAACAGTAATTTGCTTTAGTCACACAAGTTGCAAATAAATTAGCTGCCTTTTTATCTGACCAATCCAAACTAGCAAAAGCACTTTCCTTGTGCATCTGTCTGCCTAGCACTAATATCTGATCGGTATCGTCTAAAACACCTTTTCTATACAACATTAGCCAGTTACAATTTTAGCTGCATCTATTTCTAGTTTTTGCTGTTTTAGTGCAACATCTGCTTCTGTCTTTTGCCTATCAAGATCAAGTCTAGCTATTTTAACCTCTGCATCAGCCTGTGCCTGTTGTGTTTGGGCTTGGACTTTTGCAGCTTCTACCTCAACCAACTTATCAGCAGGATTAGCCTGTGGTTGTGGTGGTTGTATAGCTTCCAAACTTTCTTCTAATTCTCTTGCACCAGGAAAAGCCCTAGCAGCAAATAATAACATCTGTTTTGCCTGATCGAACCCTAATGCACCAGAACTAACCAATGGGCCTACAGATTGTAAAAACTGAACCATAGCTGTCAAAAAATCAGTCCTGTTTCTTTGATCCATACTTGCATCAATAGCACTCGATTCTTCTGTATCTACCGATATTCTGTAACTTCTTAGCCTGTCATCTTGCATGACGGCAACGACCTCTGGAGGAATGGCAACTGCCGTCATCTTTTCCAACAAACTAGGTTCTAAATTCTCAACTAGCAATTCAGCCTTTAACTGCATAATTTTGTCTAAAAACTTCTCAATAGTTCTCTGTCTGTTGACTAATCTCATAGCCCCAAACTGACCCTTGATCCTTTGTGCAGTCGCAGTTTCACGACTAGCAGACTGACCTCGCATAATATCAGAGATACCTGTAATCTCATATATCGTTTCAATGACAACCTGTCTTGACTGATAAAGGGCTGTTAATGCTCTGATAAGGTTATCAAGTGGTGCTTCTGACATGACATTCGCCAAACCACCACCTGCCTGTAACATAGCCATGTTATCAACAGGTATAAACTCATTATCATCAGCATCAGCTAATCTAATCAGTTCTTGAAAACTGGCATCGTATACACCTCGCCTTTTCAAGGCTTCTGTTAGGGCTGCAATCCTTTGTGTAATTAAATCTAGTTCAAATATCTGATCTTCGTAGATAAACAACTCTGGTACAGGCAAAGTGGTGTCGGTAGTGGAGACTGCATATAAAGGTTCAGGCATAGGCCAAAAACCATCTAAATTATAAGGATCGTCAAAGTCCTCTAATATCTCATCAAAACTTGTTGCCACAAATATTTGTTTACCTGATCTTTTATCCCAAATCTCATATATCTCAGCCATATCTGGTTCTGGATTATCCTGATAATCAGACATTTCACTTGATCTATAAGTCAGAGGTATCTGCTCACCCTGCGTTCCATAGTAATCAACTAAGTCCTGCCTTGATAATAAATGCCTAAATGCAATCCATTTTACATCCTGCCAACATCTAGCAGGTGATATGGTCAAATCTGACCAGTTAACGTGTTCACAGGTAATTGACTGTTCTCCAATAAACTCAACTGGATCACCCTCAATAAACAT